CCCTGGGCGTGTACATGGCGACGAGTATTTCCAGCCGCTCCGACGAGCCTAACGGTGACCAGATTGGCAACATCTTGGTCAATAATAACCTGGTTGGCCGCATCTTGGTCAATAAGAATTTGATTTGGCACCGTCATCGCGTCACCTCGGGTGCCAAAGTAAAGTTCCCCTGTATAAGTCTTGACACATCGCCGCCAGCATCAACGATTTCCAAATCATAAACGCCACTAGTTTCAATAGCTGCCGTTACCATGTCGCTCATGCTGAGGGTAATCCTGCCTATCGCGCCCTCAATCGCAATTCTCCCATTTTCGGTCGTAAGCTCGACCATCACGGTTGTCGATTCAATGGTTCTGCGAACCTGCATTCGGGCGGTAAAGTGTTCAAGGTTCATGACCATATATGTCGCCCCAGTAGGGTCGACAAGCAGGTCTGGTTCCTGGACATCTAGTACGCGACCAAATGTAGAGCCGGCCTCACATAAAATGTTGTATATCCCAGCTATCAAAAGTCGCTCCTAGTCATCGTCTCAATGAATTATATGCTAGGGAGTGCCCCCAAAAAGGACGGTCTATCTTAAAGAATAGAACCGCTATCCTTGTTTTTGCCGACGTTCTTCAATCCCATCGCCATTGCGACCGATGCCGCCAAAGCGACAACGCCGACCTCAAGATTTGCCGAATTCGTCAATGACTCAAATGACAAGCCGGTTGCCGCCGATGCGCCAAGCCATGCTGCCACAAATACCTTAACTGCATTTTCTGCTGACTCTTTTAAGAACTTGCTGCTCATTATTCCTCCTCGGAATTACGGTTATTGTTGTATGTCTCGTGTTCTCCGCTGGCGACAATATCAATCGCCGAATTAAGCATACCATTCGCCATCCATGGGGTCATGGAGCTAGAGACGGAAATAATCAATTCGGTCTCATCGCCAATGACCTCGGCAACCATAATGAAATTGGAGATAACTTTGGTCGCCTTGGCGTCCTTAAGCATTTCATCAAATATGGAGTTTATTTCATCACTGTTGTCCATATGGCCCCCCTATGTAAAGATATGTTCAATTTTCACGCCGACCGGTTTGGCGTAGTTAACGGCTTCTACCACTATTGGCGAACTCGTTCCGATCAAGTCTTCGGCGCCGCCGTATGTTTGGTCCCAGGGCGTTTCAATCAAAAGCGTAAATGGGCCGTATGGCTGGTGGGTGATTACCACTGCTTTTTCACCAATCATTACTCGTTTAACTGCGGATTCAATTGCCGGAATGGTTCCAGCGGCCATGCCGTAAAATCCGTATTTTGCCTGCCATGACTGAAATTCGCGCTGTACTTCAGACGTATTGGTCGGCGGATCCAGTTCCCCGGACGCCGAAAATCTAATGGTATCTGGGCCATCAAGAAGACTGCTATTAAGTATAAACGGATCCGATGGATCCACCGATGAGTTTAGTTTTTTTATAGGCTCAGTTCCGGAAAACTGGATCAGCCACGGCAGGGCGCCATTGTCTACAAAATCCGGATCAACAAGTCTACTTTTGGCGGCGTCATCATCTGGGACATAAAACAAAAGGTCATTTTGGTATCTGTACCGATACAGGGCCTTAATCGATCTATCGGATGACTCAAACGCCACGTCGACAAATCTTAAAAATGCATCGTCCGGCTCCTGCTGGTACGGCTGCGAGTTAACCAGGTGGTCCGGCATTTTCTTGGCCAGCTGGCGTGTCGCCTCCCCGTATTTCCAAAAATCATATTTCCCAGATACAACTGGACGCGTGAATAAAATAACATCTGATTGAGAATTGGGAGTAAAGGTAATCGTAATTTTTAGGTGTGGCCCGACGGAATTTCGCTGTATAAGGTTTATTTTTTCGCTTCGGACAATGCCCCATCTTGGGTTGTCAAGGCCCGTCTGTGAGATGCCCTCCGCGTTTGTGGCTGCGATTGTGTAGTTAGTTGTAACATCTGGGCCGAGACCCAGCGCATCGCCAAGAACTATAGCAATCGATCCGCCGGATGGCACCGCAGTGGCGAATGTTAATATAATATCTTCGCCGATATCCTCTTCATTAAGTTTTACAACATCTAAAGATAATGAACACGATGCGGCCGTAGGCGAAATCCGTAATTGTTTATATGTCGTATCTGTAGAGAATTCCGAATTTTCCGTTGAGTCGACCGAGCAGTTATTGGAAATCCATAAACCGGATGCGTTTAAATTCTTTAATTTTGACGCATCGGCGCTCAGGCGATTTATTACAGCAGCCATTTACAGGGCCACAACAGTAACGCTTGCGCGTGGGAGTAATCCGATATACATAGAGCTATAACCGGTGATCTGCCCGCCTGGGGCGACTTCTGAAACAAGTAGCTGATTCCCCGTATGGGAATCTGGATACGACGGGATCGAACCAACGACGGACGAGATATATGCTACCCCGGGCGTGGATAGCGCCCTTCCCACAATATCGTACAGCCGCATTTCTGTCCCAAAATTCGCCCAGTTATTCGGGGATATATATTCTTCAATTTCTTCCGTTACCGCCGACACCACATCGGAAGAAACGTGTCCGGATAAAACGCTTAGGGTAATGGTCACGCCTATGTCGTACGTCCACGCATCTAAAACCGTGAAATTAAGCCCGGCTTGTATCCTGCCCGCGACGTCGGTATAAATTGCTGTTTTTTGTGTACGGCCAATTGGCGCTCCATCATCTCCGGATACAAAAATAGTGAAGTTCCCAGCTATTTGATTGTTTGCAACATATGTTGATAAAAGCGTATCCATCATCACAACATCCACGAGCGGACCGGGATCTATTTCCGAGCTAACGCCATCGTCGTATGTCACGGTTCCGGTTGTTCCGTCTACCACCAGGGAGTCACTACTGACGGTGAACGTGCCACTTCTCAACGCTTCGGTATATCCGTCCACGCCGTAAAATTGTGGAGTTATAATCCTGTATGTCGTTCCATCAATTGGGGGTCCTTCGGAAATAACCATTTCGGACGCCGCCCCAAAAGCCGCGCTGGTGGTTATTGTGGCTACCGTCCCAGAGTGCGTAGAGTTCTCCGCGGATGCCGAAAACTGCGCAGCTTGTACTAAATCATAAACCTTACACCGTTTTACGGTAGATGCGTATGTAAGCAAAATATAATTTTCAATTTGCGTCGCAGTAGTCAAAACCCTACTAAGACTCTGTAAATAAGTAACAGCCCTATCTAGAAATTCACTATCAGATTCGGCTGACGATCCGGAACTAACAGCGGATGTCGTTGTAACAGAGAATAATGTAGAGCTAGGGGAGGCCGGGGTTAGCTGTGTCCCGATTGCGATTGCCGGTATTACTCCGACAACCGATGACACTAGCGATCCGGCGACGGTTGTTTCTCCGGCGAGAGCAACAATGCCGTTTAATAGTACGAATGGGTATTCAAGCGTTTGAACGCCGTCAAAAAAACTATAGATATATGTCGTAGACCCTTCCACGACATCCCCGGCGTCAAATAATTCAAATTCAACGTCGACTGTTGACGATGTGGCGTCATCCCTGGAGACACCCAACATCGCCAGCACGCCTTCCATTAATCCGTCCGGCAACCTATTAATGGCCCCCATTGTCGCGGCGCCAATATACGCTCCGGCCTGTAGAAGAGCGTCCTCTATGGTCCCCGGCGTTGGATTAAATTCAGGAAGAGCCTCTTGCGCGTAGGTAACTGCATCTAGATACAGGATCCCGGGCTGCTTGTCAAACTCGGTGAAATCTATGTATGTACTAAAATCCGGGGACGCCATATTAATCCTCTGTTGTGTAGTCTACGAATATGCTGACATTTCCGCTATCCGAAATATCAAAACGTTCAATTGCGCTAACTCTGATCTGCGGCCAATATTGAGCCAATGAAGATCTTAGCCCATTTGGCTCTCCGGTATCAAATGTCGGGTCGACGGTTCCAAAGCCGGGATCAAGCGGTAGTTCTCCTGGTTCAATCCGCACCGTCAGGGCAATTACTTGGTCAAAAAAAACGCGCTGAGAGCTGTCATAGACGGCCGCCCGTCCATTGCTCCCGAATGTCAGGGGAAATACTAAGGTTTGCATATAACTAGTGTGCCATCACAATCGGGTTTTTAGTGGGTGTGAGTATTCGGCGAGCGAAGGTCGATGAGGATCGTAAGTTGGGTCTGTAATGCCAATATTTGGTCGTCAACATATTTCTTATTAGCGGCATCCTTGTCCAGGGTGGGCGTATCCACGTTTGATAGACGATAATTCTGTCCGCCACTACCAAGGAGCACAAGATTACTCCGCTTCCCCTCAAGAAATCCCACGAGAACCGATTCGCCAACAACCGGATATTTTGTGAATACCTTACACGGACCAAAAATTTGGTTTGGCGATAAATTTGGGACATTTACATAAACGCCCCCGGATGTGCGGACCACCTTGGCGATATATGTAGCATTTGGGACGAGCAGATTTTGGGATCCCTTGCCGCGGTTTATTGGCGTAAAGCGTGCGTTTAGCATGGATCCTATTCCGTAACTGGCTTCTGTTGATCTTTGGGTTTTTCAGGAGTTTGAAATTGTATTTGAACCGGTTGATTGTTGAACTCATCAAAGCTTACGCTGCTAACCAAATAACCGCCTCTAAAAAATGGCGGCACTGATGTTAAGTATACGGTATAACCGGGGCGTAACAATTTTCCATTCGGCGAAGCAACCGATGCGCTACCGTTTCCCTGAAGGGCATTATTTTCAGAATATTCAACATTTGGCCATGTTGTTAACTCAAAAACCCCATTATCCGGAACGGGTGTTTGTATGATTGTGGGGATGATCGGATTTCCGCCTCCGGGCAACAGAGCGTCATCATATAAAAAAAACGGTTCCTCAACCATGTGGGCGGGTATGGCTCCATTGTTTGGTTTATTGGGATCATAACGCAGATCAATATATTTTTGCGGCACCCCTTTGGGGCTAATCTTTGAAGACAGCCCGAATTTCCAGAGCATCCATGACTGTGATCCGTATATTAACTGCCCGTCACACTCAAAGGCGATATATGCGTTTTCGGTTCCGGAACTAGTGAAAACATTCCAGACACTTTCGTCTGTTGTGCTATTGCTCGCTTTAACCAGGGCCTGTTGTTTCCCTGATTTCCGTCCGGCAAAACCAAGGTTCATGGCTCGGGCTATTGCTTTTGCGTAGTCATATCCGTTTGTCCCGGCGATATTCTGAGGCCGTTTATCTCGCTTCATGAGTTGAACCGATTTGGGCCAACACTGAATATTCACAACAGGAGAACCGCCCTGTCCTGGGCCGGATGTCACACTCCCGATTTCATATTTTAGCCCGCGATAGGTGACATCTCTACGAACATCAAAATAGCGATTTTCTATCATCGTGTAGTCCGGGTCGTAAAACGATAGTGCGATTTGGGACGATTGACCCCAGTCATAACTAACAGACAGAGATATAAGGCGCCCGGCCACCGTTCTTTGTTCCGTATCCGGGAGCCCTGAAATATTGAAAATATTTAACACATCTTCTACGCTTGGCGATTCCGAAATTGAATAATCTTTTGCATTAAATGCCGTTTTTAGGCGAACCAGCTGAGCGGTAATTTTTTTGCCTTCCGAGATACTTAATAACTCGGCATAGACGGCGGCGACGTAATGGAGTGGCGTCGTACCCTTTGGGTCAGATCTTTTATGGTAATTAATTTTGTCTAATGTGAATTTACCTAAATGAAATCCATCCTTTTTATATTGCGCAAGGGCTTCAACCTGCGTGTAAATTTTTCTGCCGTTTGTGCTTAATAACGGCAGATTTATTTGTATTTTTTTGCCCTTTTCCCGTAAATTTATTGTCGCCGTTATCAGGGTGGAAAAATCTTTGCCGTTAGCATTGATTTTTGTGATTCCATTAGCCGTGCTTGTTCGCACCTGTGGCCGTGATTCAAGAATCATATTTCCCCACTCAATGGGGACGGGCCACTTGGGGTATCCGGTATATATGGGTTCGCTGGACAAAATTTTCTCCTGTATTTAGCCGGTTATCCTAAAGTACCCTCGTCGTTTTCCATTATCCAACCAGCCGTCGCCGGTCACCACGCTCTTAAACTCGAGTACAAATTTGGTATCGGCTATATCAAGGGGCATTTCCGTAATCCTCATATTTCGGTTAAATATATCCCACGCTGCTATGAACGCCCGTTTGCTCTCCGTATCCTTTGACAAATTGTCAAAGCTGCTTGCGCGTACCTGGTTCGCATCAAATGCTTTGTCCACAGTTGGCCATGGAACCTTTGTTTTTCCCAATATAATACTCTCCCACACATCGGCCCCCGACAGAACCACTCTACCCGTATTTGGATTTCTGTTGCTGAGGTTCATATTTGTCAGAACGCCTGCGTTGGGTATATTAGCTTTAGTAACCTGCATCCACCCATTAGCGAGTATCATGGCGCCATCAACTGCGGTCGGCGCAGATGCTTGGTAGGAGACGATGTACTGCCCCGCTGTTGTCGTCGCAACAACCCCCGCCACAACAAAACCTCGCCCGACTATACTGCTTGGGAATGCATCCGTTTGGGACGCAACGGTGATTATGCTTTGCGGCAAAAAATTACCTATTTCGTCTGAAACGACCCGAATTTCAACATTTCCTTCCAGGTGTGCTCTTCGGTAGGCAATGACATTATACGACACCCCCTTGGAATCCCCTTGCTCCGGCTTTGGGCTGGATCCGGTAAGGCTTATGCCGGTGCCGAATGTCAATCTACCATCAACGAGTTGCATGTCTGCAATATAACCCGCAATAATACCGGTAGGAAAAATATGGTTATTAACGGGATTTTGCAGATTAATAGTAATTTTCCCCTTTAATGCAACGGGCGTTACGCCGACATTCACGAGCTCGCTAACCGTGGTAACCGAGGCGACCTTAATGCCCAATTTGTCAAAGAACCCCGGATCGCTAAGGGGGGTCGGAGTGCCAATGCCGGTTAGCCCTATAGTCACGCCGTCCGCTATTGTATTACCACCAGTTGTCAGTGTTGTAACAAACAGATTTAGTTGGTTCTGGCTTGGAAGTGTTATGGCGTATACTTTCCAGGTGGATCCAGTAGTAGTGCCACCACCGCGGCCACCACCGGTAGCAGAACTCCCCTTTGGAACAACATAAGAAAATTTCGGCAGCGACAAAAATCGTTCATTAGGTCTCGGGATGTTTTCTATAAGACTTATTGTGGCGGTGCAGGCCGTTGCTGCGCCGGCTTGATTTATTCTGGTGATGGTAAACCCAAGGGAATCTATATTCCAAGATTTCCCCGACAGTAATTTATGAACATTTTTAAAAGTTACTGGTGTATTCTCATTGGCCATATCTTTTAGCAAATTTAGCGAATCATCGATTGATATAAATAAAGAATCGAGCGGATGAGCAATGACGAATTCAAAAGAACATCGTTCCAATTTGGCGTTGGCGGTATCCAATAATGGAGTATTTAAAGGTCTCTGTATTTCCGAATAGGACAGGCCAATGCCGTCGTGCGTAAATGATGAAATCCCAAAAGGAAATTCATAAAGCAGTCGAGCCGCTTTGCCAATAACGGTTGCCTGCTCCATTGATCTAGCCTGCGGCCCGGCCATGGCAAGATCCCCGGCTCTTTTCGTTGATAGGGCGCTGGATTTAGCCGCCTCACGTGAGGGAATTAGGATCGTGAGCTCCGTGCTTACGCGTTCTCTGCCGAATGCCATGTTACGACCGCTCTACTGCATTTTGTTGCGCCCGCGCGATTACGTCCATAACCTTTTGGGCAAGTAGCTCGGCTGATTGGCCGGGTCCCCCATAAACATTAACGGTAACCGGGGTTACTACATTATTCCCAGCTTTGGATCCCTTTACTCCACTGACTGATCGTGATGTTCTTGTATCGCCCAGCGGTGGGACCACATGAAGGTGCCGAGTTCCACCAACTCCATGGAATTCAGCAAAGCCGCCAGAGTCATTAATCATCTTTGAATACTGGCCGAGATTTTGGCCAACTAGGTCGTATGCGCGACCAGCTAAATGATCGGAACTTGGAGAGCCGAGCATATCCGTTCTAAATGAACTTGTAATTGAGCGACTTCCGGTGAGCATGGAATCGAACCTGGAGTGGGCACCGAGTGTCGCTCCAAGCGCCCGCGGTATCCGTGTGTCGCCCACGAGACCACGCCGTGGAGAATAGGTGTCGGGCGTAGGATTCCCATTCTGGTCAACCTTCAGCCCCTTCTGCCACCATGGCGGAGCATTTTCCCACCACTCTGGCTTGTCATCAAATCCGACCGTCAGTGCATCCAAGAACTGCTGTCCCCATTCGGCCCCAAGCTTGGTGAGATTTTCGGCCACTAGCGCCTGGAATGAACGTTCTGCATTTAGGCCGGTAAGATCGCCGATAAGCCCGACCTTTGCCATTTCTTCCAAAATCTGATTGCCATCCATTGCTGAAACATCTTTGTTCGCAAGGAAGTCTTGAAGCACTCCAAGTTTTTGAGGATCGCCCGTTATGGCGTTTTGTAACTGAGTGGTCACCCGGCTCATTTCTTGATTATCTAATTCAAAACCCCTATCGGCTAGTAGTCCGGCGACGCCCTGGGCCCCCACGCCGGCAGCACCAGAAAGACCCTTTTTCCCTGCCGCCGCAGACATATCCGCCCCTGACGCTAATACGCCACCGCCGATGTCATATTTTGTATTGAATTGTCTTTCAAGTTCTTTATTACCGTCAAATAAGCCACCCGGCTTAAACATTGCCCCGCTGGCCATATCAGCGAACATCTGAAGTTGTTTCGCGGGATCATCGGCATTAATCAGTGAATTGTAATCAAACTGCGTTTGCTGGAAATCAATAAAATCATCAACGGTCGCATTGCCGCCAAGCTCCTTTAGGTTCATTGTTTGTTTTCTTACGGCTTCAGTGACGCCTCTACGCTTGCGGAACTTGTCAAGCTCCGCCATCGCCCCGACTCCGATATCCAGCAATGCGAACTTAAGATCTTCGGCGGTCATTCTCATTTTTTTACCGAGGCGCTCAAACATATTGCCAACGGTTAACGATGTGTTAAACAGATCAATCCCACTCTTTTTCGCCATAGCGGCGGCGCCACGTCTATCAACTCCAAACCGTTGCATTAATAGTTTTATTCTTTCATCAAAATTATCAAGCGCCAACTTATTTTGTGTGTCTACGGATGAGCCTACCCCGGCGGTTTTATAGAACGAAGTGCGATCAAGGTTCGCGTTGGCCATGGCCGCCTGGGCGGCGGTTTTCCCTTCCGCCGTACTGGTGCTTCCAAAAAATCCCTGATCGTATAATTGTTGGATTCCTGCTTTCCCGCCCAGTCTTATGGCGGAATCGCGCTGTCCGCTTTTCCTCTTCAAGACATCCCGCGCGCCGGTTGTTGAAAGGTCTTTGTCCCTCAACATGGCGGTTACAACATCGCTCATAATTCCGGTATTAATACTGCTGGCAGCGGCCTTTGAAAGTTTTGTACGGTTACTTTTGACCATTATCGCCCCGGCCGCGGTGCCGATTAAGAAACCGGCGATTCTTGCTACGGCCTTTACCTGTTCCGGCATCCCGGATGTAAACGAGGCCGCGGTTGCGTATCCGGCCGCTCCGCCGCCAAGCATTCCTTTTGCGTAACTTGTTTGGCCCGCCATCATTCCGAGTCCGCCGCCAATAAGCATTCCTTTTCCACCCATGATCGAGCCCATTGCGGCCCCTGTGGCGGCATTACGCGTAGTTCTGTCTTGTATCTTGTCAAGTGCGCCGCTTGACATCAACATCATTCCGGCCATGCCTAGTCCAGGGGACATTTGTTGTCTTAGGCCGGCCTGCATTTGCTCGCCCCTGCCGCGCATTGCTGCGTTCATTTTCGTTTTAATGGCAAAGAACCGCGCGGCAGATGTCGATGGTGGGTTAAAGCCCACACCACCAAGACCAGTGGTCCCCCTATTCCTGAACGCATCATCAAATCTTTGGCCTCTGCCGGATCCCACCGCTGTGTTATATGCGTTATTTGAACGAAGATCTCTAAATCTGAGCTGTCTAATACTGGCATTTTCTGCATTCGCCCTTCTCAGTTGTGTCGTTATCCGGCGGTTATGCCACTGTTTCGCGGCCGCCCCACTGAGGCCCAGTGGCATGGCTGATTGGTTAACTGGCGAATTTGGGTTATACGGCGTTATGAAATTGCCTCGGACTTTGCTAAATGCCGTACCAGCCTGCATTTCTTTCTCGGAAAATTGACGGAAGCCGTATTGATTCCGGCCATTTATTTCCCGCCAGCGACTGAGG